AATACAAATCCTGTATTAGCACTAGCTCCTTCTCTTATCGATCCCGCTTTTACCGGTCCCGAAAATGTAGTTGTTGCCATAATTATATCCTCCTAGTTTCCGAATACTGTCTCTAGGCCGTCGACTATACTCGTCAGTATTCTAATTAATTGTATAGTGACAAAATTATATACTAGTTTTAAATAGAGTGCAAGAGAGCCTGTAGTGTGGATTGGATTTTTCCAACGATGTAGCTTTTTTATTAAGTAGCTACAGAAACTTCGGGTGCAGTTTTATGTGCAGCTTGTGCTTCTGCCATTTTTATATGGTTAATCAACTCTTTAACTTTATTGTCGATCTTGACCATATTAAGAGTGTATCTTCCCTCACTCTTATGTTCCTGCTCCCACTTGTTGTCTAGAGCTTTTTTCTGTTGATAAAGCTCCTGGATGTGGTTGTCCATCTATAACCTCCTCATAGGTTATTCTGTGTTTACGGGCGTCATACATATCACCCATATACTCCCACGTTATACTGTTTTCTCCAAGTTTGTCAAGGATTGATTGTTCAAGTGATTGTGGGTTGTCCTCGGATAGGACATGGAATTTTGTGTAGTAATCGTAAGCAGATATTTGTACTAAAAATTTTTTCATGAATCTCACCAGTTTATGTGTAAATGGGGCCGTTTTAAGGCGGCCCCATAAATTTAGTTATTACGCACCTTGAGATGCAAAAATACCTCTAGGGTCAGATACACCAAATGAGTATCTTTCTCTAGCTTTGTATCTTACATTGCCAGTGTCGAAATCACCTTCCATTGCAGTTGTCAATGGAGCTCTATTGAACATTTTCATACCGTTTGGTACGTCTGTCAAGATATAGAACGCATCTGTATCTGTTAGGTAATTGTTCACTCTATAACCTTGAGGAACCATACCCATAGATACGATTGCATTTATATCGTTGTCAGCTGTTCCAGTTCTACCTTGAGATTTCATCAATCTCTCAGCTGTAAACTGAAGCTCAGAAGGAATGATCATTTTCAATCCTCTTGCTGCAACTCTTAGACCTCTTTCGTCAGTCATTTTACCAATGTCAATCATTGATTGTTCTAACGAAGTTTCGTTAAGGTCTGCTTGAGTAGACAAAGTATTTTTGAAAGTACCTGCTACTGTAGGGTGAGATGTGCTAAATAAAGCGACGCCATCACCAGATTTGAATGTTCCAAATCCGTTGATAAGTGGGTCAACCGCTTTTACTTGTTTAGCATTACTCATAGATCTCGCTAAAGCTTTTGTATATCTAGACGCAAGTCTGTCATACAAGTTATCCTCGATTGCTTCTTCAGTAATCGCGAATGCTAAAGCTACTGTCTCGTGAGTATATCTAGCTGAGAAGGTTTCTTGTGCTTCATCAAATGATACACCAGATCCTTCACCTTTCACCTGTGCGTTTCCAAAGCCAGATAACATTACTTCCTCTTCGAAAGCTCTGTCAGATGACTCTGCAGTATAAATCTCAGCATGCTGATTTTCATACCTTTTATATTCCAGCCCAAATAGTGCATTTAGGCCCGGCTCTAGTTCTTTAACTAGTTGTGATCTTGATATTGCCATAGTCTATATACTCCTATTATGATTGTAGCTCGATTAAGTTGATACAAACAACAGCAGAAAAATTAGCTGCAGTAATATCCTCATTTTCAGGATCTTCTGCAGATCTAAGTAATCTAAATTGTTTATTATCCGCGCCAGTTTCACTTGAGTCCAAAGTTGATGATGATTTACCAGTGGTATCACTACCTGCTGATGCATTCATATCATAAGTTTCTAAGAACTGTGCTTGTGTTCTAGCAGCGTCTAAACCAACTACGTACTGCTGGAGAGGGTTGTCTAATACAAAGGCAGTTATGTCTTCACTGTTTGCAGGTGTGATTGTTGCTTTGTAAAAATTAGCAAACGTTGGCTTTAAAGTGTCAGCCGCATTGTAAAAGATACCATTTAAGACACCTAATACTGGAGCAGCAGAACCTTGTCCGCCAATCACATAACCTGAAGCAGATTTCAACGCTTCGCCATTGTAAATAGTTGTGCTATGTCCGGCATCGATAAAGTACTTACCTTGGTTCTGCACGCTTACGCCTGCAAGAGTTCCTGCTGGTACTAGACCGAAACCTTGTGTGTTTCTATTAGCCATAGTTGTTTTCTCCTATTTCAACAGTTGTTATTTAAAATCGATGATAGGGAATTGGTTGTTATCCCGAGAAATAAAATTATTTCTTTGTACCACCGAAGGTTACACGAGACTGCCTGTCAACATTGATAGGCATCCTCTGGTCTTGCTCCTTTAATAAATCGTTCGCTACAGCTTCGTCTCGTTCTTGATGACGGTTAGTCATGTATTCCGATCTTTGCCTAGCGATCTCTTCAGGTACCTTCGCAAGTAGAAGGCCACCGACCCCAATCACTCCCTTGTATTTACCTTCATCAAGTACAGGATAATCATCTGCGTTTTCAATTTCTTCGGCACGAACTAATTCATAACCTTCTCTTAATCGTCCAGTTATATTTTTCGTATCTTGAAATCCTACGACTTCAGCTCTTATCCATCTATACCTGAATCCATCAGGTGCAGGGGGTGCATCTAGAGAAGATGGAGGAACCCACACTTTTGGTCTTTCAGACTTTGACCGTGTTTGGCTCGCACGAGAAGTTTTGTTATCTTTTTCCATGTTACGCTCCTTCCTTCGTGTTTTTTAGTTGTTTTGCGTATTCTTCGAGTGGCACACCTAATTTTTTAGCTATTGCTACTTGAGACGATGTGAGTCTCACGGTTTTGCGACCAGGCTTTACGCTTCTTGAAGCTGAAGCCACCGTCTGAACGGGGGCGGTCGATTGCTTTTGTTCAGTATTACCAAATTTATGCGGAAAGTCAACTCTGATTCTTTTATCAACTTCAGCATAATACTCGTCAGAATTAGGATCGAACCCTTCTTTTTCAGTAAGATCCTTATGTATCTCAAAAGCAGTATAAGTCATTGCTCTGTCTGTTCCAAACCAAGAATTCTTAGATGCCCATGCTTCGGCTCTAGGATCTGGGTTAATCGGGTCATCCATAGCAGGTTGACTTGCATAGTTATTTTGAGAAAGATTAGCAGGAGCTTGCTCCTGCGGTTTTACCTCTCTACCTTCTTTGGCTTGTTCTAGTTTTGCATTCTCAAAAGCGAGTTGTGCAATTCTTTTATTAGCCTCAACTTGAGCAGTTGCATCACCTGATTCAATAGCTGCAGCTAATTCTTTTTGTGCCGCTTCTAAACCTGATGATATAGTGGTCTCAAATTTTTTGATGTAATCAGCATCAGTTTTTTCAAATCTTTTTTCTAATGCTTGTCTTTTTGCTTCTACAGCTTGTGCATATTCAGTAGCAGCTTTTTCTCTTCTTTCTGCTTCTCTCATCTTACGAGTTAGTTTCGCAATACGAGCTTGAACACCTTTACTGTAGTCCTCTAAGCTTTCATCCTTCTTTTCGTCTAACTTTGTTTCTCTTTCGTTTTCAAATGTTTTATCTGTTCCTTGTTCCGTTGTTTCTTCTTTCGGCGATTCGGTTTCTACAACCGACTCGTCTTTTGCTTCTTCGATATCTATCGTAGCATCGGGACCCGATGTATCAATATCTACCATTTTCTTTTCTTCTTCTGGCATAGTTACTCCTTCCTATGATTAAAACTCATGCAAGATGTCCTCTGGACTATCAATTGTTGCTAACACTTCATCGTCGTTTAGCAGACGAATCTCTCCACCATCTATTTTGATTCGACTGCCTGCATATCTTGCAAACATAATCCAATCATTGACCTTGCACCATGGTCCGTCAGGATATCTCTCCTTATCCCTATAACAATCTGGACCCATAGCGAGAACTAAACCACATTGAGATGCAACTTGTTGCTTCTCTAAAGTAGATTCAGCTAATACTAATCCACCTTTAGTTTTTTCTTTCATCTTAAAAGGTAAAACTAAAAGTCTCCAACCCGTTGGTTTTGGAATTTTTGCTTCTTCTTTTTTCTCTGATTTTTTTACACCAATTAGATCATTGTTTGGTGTTAATATTGATGACTGTTCCTTTTTCATTTTGCTCCTTATCATTTAGCAGGTTAGAGAGTTCCTGTCTTACGGCTTCGAGGCCGTTTATTTGTCCTATTATATATCTATACTTCTCCATATTGTCAACACCACCAGACGTGACTGATATAGATAAAGCTTCTACTCTGGTGTCTATGAACCTAAGCAGTTTTGTTATGACGTTTTCTAATTGCATCTTTTCCTTTCTTAGCGATAGAAGCAACTTGAGTTTTACCCATCACTTTAGCTCTTTGCTCCATTACCGTTAGTATTTGTATTTTTCTTGCAAACGGTTTATTTACACGTTTGACTTTTGCAACAGTTGCTCTCGCATCTGATGGTGTTGCAAATTTTATTTTAACTGTATCTCTAGGATTTTCGTCTGTGTAGAGTCTTCTACCAGAACCTTTTGGTTTTTTACCTGTTCCCTTTTTTGGATCTGCCATAAGACTTCATTTCTTTAATATGTTTTTTTATAATGTTTGATTGTTTTTTATGTAACTTAGAAGCTTTGCCTAAAGCTTTTGCTACCTTGTTTAGTTTTTTAACCATTTAACACTTCCATCTTCTACGCGCTTGACGAAGTCTTGAATTAGGATCAGCTGCAGCTTTTGGAAATTTTTTCATTTGACCGAGTGATCTCGCACAAAATGATTTACGTCTTTTAGCAGCTTTTGATCCTGGTTTGACTTTGCCAGTGACCGCTGTTTTTAGTTTTGAACCGGGATTATCTCTTCTATATCGGGCGACCCCAGCCTTTGTCATCCCTGCTCCAGACTTTGTAGATCTGAAATACTTTTTAGTTTTAGGTGGTTGTTTATCTTGTCTTCGCATTTTTCTTTTTAGCGAATGTTGCAGCTCTACTAGGTGTAGGGCCTGTATTCGATAGTGCTTGTTTTCTTCTTACGGCACCCGCACGCTGCCCTTTGGACATCGCTCTTGCTTTTGCAATGGGCACGCATTTTGGATAATTTTTTCTTTTTTCTCCACCACTTCTTCCACACTTCGGGTATGAGCCATCTTTTCGCTTGTTCGCAATATCGACCCAGTTTTGTTTGACCCATTCTCTAAGTCCTCCGCCTTTTGAATAATAGGTCCTCACTAGACCATCCTAGTTTTTTTCTTTTTCTCTTTCATGATAGCGCCACAACCTTTTGCTACAGCACCACCTTTGCTATACATAGCTCTGTCCATCATCATTCCGCCACCCATAGCTTTTTTTCTATTCTTCTTTTTACCACCTGGTGTAACTTTACCACTGCAAACAGCTGATGCGTACATGTTTGCATATGCCGAAGGATAGACCTTGAACTTTCGCTTCGCTGCCGCTTTACCTCTAGGACATAGTTTTGCCATTTTTATTTCCTTTTTTCTTTGCTATTGTAATTACATCACCTCTTGTAATTCTTTTCTTGTCTCCGTATTGAGCAGCTAATTTTTTTTCTCTTGGTGTCACTGCAAGTTTTCCTTCTTTCATTCCAAATCTACGGCCCATCATTCCGCCGCCCATTTTATTTTCTCTTAGTTTAGATTTTTTCTTAACGTTTGCTTTAAGAGGATCAAAAGTAAAATTATAGTCACCTTTTCCTTTATTTGCTTGATCTATTTCAAATTGAGTTTGTTTTAATCT